TAGAAGTCGCTGCGGACCATCTTCTTGCCGTAGCGAGTCATCACGCCCTTACGTGGGGTGAAATCCTCTGGAGCGAAGATGGTGGGAGTGACGATCAGTGGGACGTAAGGAGCGTAGACGTAGCCGGTCTCGAGGTAGCTACCACCCTTGTAACCGACGAGGATCTTGTTACGGGGGAAGTAGGGGTCCTTGTAGACGGTGAAGCGGTTGCTGAGGCTGCCGATGGGTGTTGCACCGATCGAGAAGCCGCTGCCGACCTGGCCCTGGCCGTCGAGGCTGTAGCTGGGCTTGTAGAGGACCGAAGCCTCGAGGACGGTTGCCACATCGGGTGAAACCACGATGAAGTTGGCCGAACCACGAAGGGTCTTGCGGTGGATCTCGTTGGCGACGTCGATGATGGTCTCGATGAGGGTCTCGTACCACTCGCGAACGGTACCAGTGAACTGGGGACCGGGAGCATTGGTGCCCTGGAGGATCTCAGCACCTGTCACCTTGTTGACGAAACGTCCTGGTGCACGTGACCAGTAGTAGTTGGCGCCGTTGGCCTGGGTGAGCAGGTCATTGAGGATCTCACGGTCGATCTCGAGAGCGATCTGCTCGGAGAGGATCTGAGTGAGCTCAACCTCGGCGTCCATGCTGTGGTAGGCGTTGAGGTCCTGAGCGAGCTCTGGGCTCCAGCGAGCGCGCAGCTTACGGGTGGTAGCTGTGACGGCGATGGACTCGATCTTGATGTCGATCTCAGGGATGATAGGTGAGGGAGTGTAGCCCTGACCACTGGGTCCAAAGTCAGACTCGAACACGGGAACGGTAAGAGCAGATGCGTCGTTGGGGTCAGCGCTGAATGCGTCGGAGATGACGTACGAAGCGGTGAGGTTGGACACAGTTGTGGGTCCAACAAAGACGCCTGAAACAACAGTCAGAAGTGCGGCATTCGTATCACTGATTGCAACGAGTGGGTTTGGTGTGAAGACGCCGCCGGAGAATGTACCAAGCTGGTTGAGACGACGAACGTTAAGGATGTTTGTGCCACCCTGGATTGTCTCTGGGATCGCCTTGAGACCGTTCACTGTGCCAACTGTGAAGAGAGACACATCCTTGACCTGTGTGGTGTCAAAGTTTGTGAAACCTGAGAGAGGAGCGACAACGAATGAGAAGACGCCGTTACCAGCTGTCTCACCTGGACCGCCGCTGTTTGCCTCGATGAGGTTGGTGATCTGTGGGTCGAACTGGAGGAGCTTACCATCGGTACCAGTTGCGAATGCTGCAATCTGTGCTGTAAGTGTGTTTCCTGTGTGGAAAGAACCTGAGCCTAGGATAGATGAAAGCTTAACAGTTGAGTGAACCTGTGAGTAAGAAGTGCCGACGAGGTCGTACTGACCACCAGTGGCGAGAGATCCGGAGCGGATGCCCTTACCAGTGGGGTTGTTGTAGATGGACTTGCCCTGTGTGTAGGTGCGTGCTGATGCATCACCGAGTGCGCCTGTTGCAAGGTTGACGTCACCACCGACGTTGTTACCGTAGGTGTAGTCCAAGTAGAACAGGAGGCCGGAGGGAAGGCTCATGGGTTGGATGGAGACGAGCTCATTGGCCACGAGACCGCCGAACACACGGCGGACGATGGGGAAGGCGATGTTGGCAAAGCCACGGATGTCGCCGGATGAGGATGTGCTGCCACCGCCTGCGCCGAGGCTGTTGACCTCGCGAAGGACCTGAGCTGCCTGGTTCTCGAGGAGGCGAGCCATGTTGTCGCGCTTGGTGTTCTCGAGGCCACGGAGGAGGCCGGTGCGGCTCCACTTCTCAACGAGACGTGCACCTTCCTGGCTGTTATTGCGATCCTTAATGCCCTCGGTGAGGTGGTTAAGGGAGAATGCCTTTGACATGTTATTAAACTCCTTGAATACTTAACAAATTACTTGAGACCGGCGAGCGTCGCCCAGCGGTCGACTTCTGCTGTCTCGCCTGTGCGGGCGGCAGCTGATGAGGTCGCGCGGGAAGAACCCCCGGCGTTGAACCTGGTTGCTGACTCATTGAGTGTGGCACCATTGCCGCCAGTCAGTGACTCAGTCAGGCTCTTGAAGAGCATCTTCACTTCGCGTAGTGTCTTAGCGCCGTCGATGGCCTCAATGACGACCTTCTGTTGCTTAGGTGTCAAATCCTTTGACTGCAGCATCTTGTTGACGTAGAGCAGCTTCGCGTTGAAGAGGTTCATATCAGTCATTTGCTCACGAAGCGTTTCAACAGCGCTTCTGTATTCATTGAGCTGGGTTACGAGAGCACGATTATCGCGTGCCTCTTTCAATTTCTTAAGCTTGTGCTTCTTGGCGTTGTCGAGAGCGTTGATCTCAACCTCATCGACTTCCTCGAGCTCACCGTCGCCGAATGCCTTAGCAGCTGCCTTGACGTGTGAAGCGCTCTTGAGGCTCTTCTTGTTGAGGAGCTTGTCCTCCTTCTGCTTGCGAGCCTCGCGGAGGCGGAAGAGCTCACGACGGAGCATATTCTCGTCGACGTAGAATGTCTCAGCGACGGGAGCGGGAGGAGCCTCATCAGCAGGTGCTTCTTCGGCATCGGGAACCATGTCACCCATGTCGCTGTCATCAGCTGCGAGCATGTCCTCTTCCTCTTCCTCGGGGACAACCCGAACGGAGGGCATGAAATCTTCTGGGAGCTCGAGATCACCGAGGTCAACCTCAAGCTTGGCCTCATTGAGCTCGTCCATATATTCCTCATCAAGGTCGCCTTCCATGTCCATCTCGTATAGCTCTTCATCAAGCTCGAACATGTCTTCCATGGCGGGTGCAGGTGACTTCTTCATGCCGCCTGCTCTAGCAGGCATTGGTGCCTTTGAAGGCTTAACACCAGCTGCGGGCTTACCAGGAGAAGCAACTGCAGCAAGCTCCTTCTTGAGCTCATTCAGATCAATCTCATAGAGTGATTCGTCCATTTTCTTCTCCTGCGCTGGTGCGCTTTCTTCTTCATTCTCGTCCAGATCGGCGTCAGTTTTCTCTTCGCTGATCAGGTTCAAAAGTTTCTTCTTTTCATCTTCGCTAAGCTGGTCAAATGCTTCCTGGAAGCTGTCCTTTGCTTGCGTCGTCTGCTTAGGTGTGAATAGCGAGACAAGTGACTTAAGAGCAGCTTCGTCAAGGACGACATCGTCCTCTCCGCTGTCATCCGTTGCACCTTCGTTCAGAGCATCAACAAGAAACTTCTCAGCTGTGACGGCCTTTGTTGGGTCGCCTACGAGCTGGCTGTCGATGAACTCTCTAATGCGCGGCGTGACTGCTTCTACGATTGCATTCTTGGCATTCAGCTCAGCAACTTCGCGAAGTCGCTTAGCATCGGCGATTGCTTCATCATATAGTGTCTTTGACATTAACTGTTTCCCTGCTTTCAATACATATTAGGTTCTTTGTCAAACATCCTGCAATATCTTTATTTTTAAGCGCTGCTTAACAAGATTGCGGGTGTCTGGATCCATAAGATCATTTAATCTGTCGATTGTGATAAGTTCGTCATCAGCAAGTGGGCTTGCGCGTGTTGAACCGTACTGATTACCTATAAGACGCCCAGGAGCATTTGTAAAAGATTGATTGGTAGATGCACCACCCACGGCAGGACCTGTGAAGTTCTTATAGAGCATTGACGCAGGAAAGGGTGTGATGCCTTTCATGATCGACGCTTCTTCAAGAGCTGTGCTCCACCGCATCTTTGTGAAAGATGCGTTATCCTTTCTAATGTGTGCTCTAGGCTTAGCAACACCTGTGTAGCCTGTCTTGTTGATGAAATCTTGCGTGTGCATTAGATCGTCAAGATCTTCATCTTCAAACGTGTCATCGTCTTCGATATAAGGAAAAGTTCCCACAGTGGTATAATCGCCACCGGAGAACTTTTTCTTTAGTGTACCGTATCCTGCACCTGCATTTGCATCGCCTTTAAACCAAAAGCGATGCGTAGTCGGAGGTGCGTCTCTCATGCTCAAGTAATCTTAGAAGTTCCCAGCATGAACTTGCCGATCGTGGCTCGTGCAACTTCTGCCGTAGCAGTCACAGGATTGGCTGCTACACCTTCACCACGACCGAACTGCGTTGCTGCTGCCTGACCAGGATCACCACCGTAAGGTAGATCGCCTGTGAACTCTGGCTGTGCAAACGGATCGGTCCCGTTACCTTCGCCAGGCGACGTAAGATTGGGAATGTAAGGTGATGCTGGGAGGCCTTCGCCACCTGTCACAACCTCAGAGAGATTAGGAGCAGCGTAAGCATCATCTACACCTGATGATCTACGGCCAGCAAAACGCAAGTCAACCTGGTTGAACATGTACCCACCGTCATCAAGCACACCGTCAGCAATACCGATGCTGGGTATGCTATCACCGGGCCCACCGTTGCCATTCAATGCAGAGATACCTGCATTCTCAGCAGCAGTGGGTGTGTACACATTGCTGTAGATGGGTGAAGAGGGAAAGCACGACTTCAGGTTGACCTGGTTACGATTTCCAAGGCCACCTGTCTTTGCGCCATCATCTGGCGACACAACTGTTGTATAGTTAACTGCCATCTTGTCTCTCCCTCCTTAGT